CTCGTTCCGCTCGTGAATCTGCTCCCACGCCATCACGCTCTTGCCGCCCTGCCGGCGGATCACCAGTTTCTCCGAGCACAGCCCGCGGAAGTATTCCTCGTCGTAGCCCCGGCTCGGGTCGTCCGGGAAGTGCGCGTACCTCGGGCCCGGCTCCTCCACCGCCGTCGCGGAGAGGATCGCCTCCTTGCCGCTGTCCACCGCGATGATGAACTTCACGCTCTTCTCCTCGCCCGCGCTCTTCTTCATCACCCTCACGTACTCCCGGCCCTCGCCCGCCTCGCCCTTGATCGCCCAGATTTTCCGGCCCGCGAGGTTCCGCCGGCCGCACTCGCGGTATACCGTGTCCGTGTGGTGGCCGCCGCTGTCGACGAACGTCGCGCCGATGCGCATCTCCATGCCGCTCTCCGTCGTAAAGTCGCGCGTCAGCAGCGCGTCCACCTCCCGCCACGCCGCCGGGCTGTCCGGCCGGTGCGGAATGATCCCCCGCTCGATGCCCCAGCTCTGCTCCTCGCGGTCCCAGCCGACCACCTCGTACTCCAGCCGGTTGTCCTGCGTGTCGATGCCCATCGTCAGCACCAGCGCCCCGTCCGGCACCTCCGCTTTGTAGCGCTCGCGCCGCCTGAAAAGCGTCTCCGGCTGCTCGTTGCGCCCACTCATTTCCCACGTCTCGCCCAGCACCGTGTTGTGGAAGGTCTTCAGAAGCTCCTGGTCGTCCTTCGCGTACAGGAACTCGCGGCAGATGTCCCGCCAGTCGGAGAAGGGGCTCATGAACGCGTTCAGGCGGAAGGAGAGGATGCCCTCCTCCGCCGCCTTCGGGTTCCTCGGCACCCACTTCGCCGGCCGCCGCTTGGTGTCCGTCTCGCCCGTCTCGCCGCCGCACTTCGGGCATTTCCAGCGCGGGTTGTACGTCTTGTACTGCCTCTCCCCGTTCTCGTCGCGGTATTCCTCTTTCTCAAAGCGGATGTCGTCAAAGGTGATGTAGCTGAATTCGCCGCACGCCGGGCACTGCGTGTGCCATTCCTCCTGCGTGCCCAGCCTGTACGCCCTTTCGATCTTGCTCACGCCCTTTATCGTCGGGGTCGAGGTCTTCACGATCTTCCGGTTCAGCCGGAAGGTCTCCGTGCGGCGCTCCGCCAGCGCCGTCGGGTCGCCCTCCGCCCCGGCGCTCGCCGGAAAGCGGTCGATCTCGTCCATGAACAGGTAGCGGATCGGGCGGCCGGCCAGCTCCGTCGGGCTGTTCGCGCCCGTGAAGGCCACGCTGCCGCCCGGGAACGTCTTCATCGTGATCGTGTTCCCCGCGTCCCGGCTCTTCGCCTCGTAGACCTTCGCCCTCAGCGCCGGACAGGCGCGGATCATCGTCGCCACGCGCCGCTTGGAAAAGTCCTCCGCGAAGTCCACGCTCGGGTTCACGAACAGGATCGGGCCGGGGTCCAGGTCGATCGCCCGCCCCATCATGTTCAGCTCGATCTCCGTCTTGCCCACCTGGCTGCCCGCCATCACGACAATCTGCCAGACCCCCGGCTCCGTGAAGGCGTCCATGATCCGCCTCTGGTACGGGGCCCGGCTCGTCCGCCAGCGCCCCGCCTCGCTGGAGCTCTCCTTCGTCAGCACGCGGTTCGCGTCCGCCCATTCGGAAACGGTCATGTCCCTCGGCGGGCGGAACATATCCAGCGTCTCCCGCGCCAGCTCGCACAGCTTCGCCATGTCTCAAACTCCCGCCGTTTGCCTACCGCGCCGCTTCCTGGAGCACGTCCACCACGTCCGCGACCTCCGCGTCCCGCTTCACCGCCCAGCCCGGCAGCGGCGTCTCGGAGATCATCTGAAGCGCCTTGCGGATTTCCCCGTCGATCATCCCCGTCACCGTCTCCCGACTGTCGATGCCCAGCACCATCGGGGCCAGCACGCCCGGAAGCTGGATCAGCGCCTGCCGCACCGCGCCCGCCACGTCGCCCCACAGCCTGCGCACGTCGTCCGCGCTCACCAGCTCGCCCTCCAGGCGCGCCACCTCCAGCTCCGTCTTGCGCTTCTTCACCAGCTCGTGCTCCGCCTTCACCTCGTCCAGGTTCAGGTTGCCCGTCGCCTCCAGGCTCACGTTGTAGTCCACCCAGCGGCCGATAAATACCTGAAGGTCGAACAGCCCGCTCACGGCGTCCTTCTCAAACAGCTTTTTGTCCGGCGGCAGCTTGTCGTCGATCTGCTTCAGCCGCCGGTAGGTCATCCCCACCAGCTCCGCGATGTCCTTCGCCATCACAAACCGTTCCATATCTCCCCCGTCAGAAGCCCCTCAGCATGCGCTCAAAGTGATGGTCCAGCCGCTTCTCGATGTAGTTCAGCAGCTCGTCCTGAATTTCGTCCTCGCTCTGGTTCGTGATCATCTGCGGAACGGCCACGCCCGGCACGCGCACCATCTTCCTGTCGTGCCGCGTGAACACCATCCTCACGCCCCCGTTGCCCGTGGCGACGAACGGCGCGTTCCCGCCCTGGTGCGGAAGCACCGACGGCAGCGTGCTCACCTTCCCGCGCAGAATCCGCGCGCTGATCTTGTACCGCTTTCCCTTCGCCTTCGTCGGGCGGATGCGCCCCGCCAGCTTGTACCTCGGGCCCAGGATGCCGCGCACGCCGTTCACCGGCACCGTCGCCGTCGTCTCGCTCCCGCCGCCGGACATCTTCGGCCGGCCGATGTGCCCGCCGATCCAGTTCGACCCCACCGCGTAATCCTTCGAGGCCGCCCGCTTCACAATCGTCTTCGCCCGCCGGCCCGCGTCGTACAGCGTGTCGTGCATCAGCCGGTTGAACTGCTCCGGCGTGAGCTGCCTGCGCATTTCCAGAATCGTGCTCCGCAGGCCGCCCAGCTCCACCGTCACCAGCGACCGTCCCAGCGCCATGCGCCCGCGCCCCCTCTCGCTTTACCACGCTGCCGCGCGAAAGCGGCGGCCATAAAAAAAGAGCCGCCCCCTCGCCAAAGGTCGGCTCTTCGCTTCCGGGGAGCGGTAACCGTCTTCCCGCGTCCCGGTACGCTAACACTTTAACACATTAAAGTGTGAGAATCAAGAGGCCCGCCAAAACTTAACAATCCCTCCGCCGGGGCCACTTCACGCCCTTCATGCTGTCGGCCTCCTCCACCGCCTCCCGCGCGCGGCGCGCGGCCCAGTCCGTGAGGTTGAGCGCCGCCTTCACCGCCGCCATCTCCTCGCCGAAGACGTACCTGAGCAGCACGAACGCCCGCATGTCCTCGTCCTCGATGCCGTTTAATATCTTCTCCGCCGCCTTCATCGCCGCGACGTACATGTTCAGCTTCTCGCCGTGCTCCTCCTCCAGATCGGAAAGCCGCGAGAGCGCCGCGTCGATCCCCTGCGGAACGCCGCCCCCGCCCGGCATCCCCGTCAGGCGCTGCCCGCGCGCGGAGGTCAGGCGCGCCCGCTCCCACGCGCGCCGCTCCTCCAGCTTCTCCGCCTCCGCCATCAGCGCCGGCACGCGCTGAAGCGTCGCGATGTCCCGGTTCCTCGCCATGCCTCATTCCTCCCCCCTGAGATCCCTGTCCGCCTCCCAGCGCTCCACGTAGCTCTCCGCCGCCCACGCGCCGATCTTCAGCTCCCGCATCAGGTCGGCCCGCGTCTTTCCCGCGTCCAGCAGCCGGTACGCCTGCTCCCGCCGGCCGCTGGGCGGGGCGGTATCCTTGCCCACGTGCCAGGCCGCCGCCCCCAGCGTCCCCCGGCTCGCCGTGCCGTTCAAAAGCGCCCGCAGCACCTTCATCACGTCGTCCTCCAGCGCGCGCCTGTGTCCCAGCGCCCGCAGCGCCGTCCGCACCTCGCCGTCCGTCAGGCCCTTCAGCATCAGGCGCATCGCCTCGTAAAACTGGCTCTCCGCCCCGAGATACGGCTCCATCCGCTTCAGCCGCCGCGCCGCCTTCCCGTCCATGCCCTCACAGCCTTTCCTGCCGGTTCATCTTTTTGTTGTCGCCCATCTCCGTGTGCATGTAGCCGCAGGGCGTCATCGCGCCCGGCTCCGGCTCGTCCGCGTACCGCCTCAGGAGCTTCCTGATCCCGCACCCCCGGCAGGCCGCCTCGTCGTTCAGGCACAGCCTGCACCGGCTGTCCAGCACAATCTGCACGAACTGCCATTCGTCCTCCAGCGGCATCACTACCTCGTCGTGCTTCTTCACCACCTGCCTGCGCTGAAGCCCGAGCTCCCAGTCCCGGCTCTGCCGGAGAATCTGCGCCGCGACGTCCGGCTCCGATTCCCTCAGCGCCTCTTTCACCAGCCGCTGGCAAATCCACCTCAGCATCCCGACGTCCCGCTTCACGCCCTTCACGCCCGCCAGCCGCGCGCCCAGCCGCTCCACCGCGGTAAAGAAGCTCGCCGCCAGCATGTCCAGGTGCATCACCGCCTGCCGTTCCTCGTTGCGCAGCGTCCGCCGCGCGTACTGCCTGTATTCCTCGGTCATTCCGCCTTCTCCTTTCCTTCCCCGGCCCGCGCCGCCTCGCGGATTTCCCTGAGCCGCCCGGCGATCTTCGCCCCGCACTCCGGGCAGAACCGAAGCGGCCGCGTCCCGTAGACCACCGTCCCGCGCGCCTGCTTTTCGCCGTCCCGCACGCTCTCCGTCACCAGCTTCGCGCCGTACCGGTTGTGCCAGCCCTCCGCCCTGCACCGCTCCGCGATCTCCAGCGATTCGCAAAAACCGCAGCCCGTCCGGCTCATTCATCCCCGCTCCTTTCGTCCGCCTCCGGCGCATCCCACTTCACCGCTTTCCTCTGCTCTTCGGTCGGTTTCGCCGTCCAGCAGCGCCACGTTTTTCCATAATCACTTGCTGACATGTAATCGTGTCCATCCTCAATACTAGCGAAGCCAACAGTATCATCGACATATACGTCTTCCAGTACGCAAGGTATAAGCCCCCATGACAGTTCCATCCATCCAAATACTGCATAAGGTATTTCCTCCAGCGTCATCACCCGCGGCTCCCGCGCCTTCAGCTTCTCGGCGTATTCGCACATCACGTCCAGCGTGTCATCCAAATCGATTTCTAACGCCCAGATTGTTTCCTGCTGTTCTTTCAACAGGGCGATAGCGTCTTCGATTGTCTCCGCTTCCTCTTCAAAGTGATCCAGCCTGGCTACCCTGCGTTTCACAACTTCCAGCTCCCGGATTATCTTCTCTCGCTTTTCCATCCTTTCACCCGTTCCCCCCGTCCTCACGTCTTCGCCGCGTCTGCGTACATCGCGTCGATAATTCACCCCCACGGGAACTCCTGCCGGAAGTCCTCGCCCATGATCTCTCTGAGGCTCTCCTTCATGAACACGGGAATCTCCTCTTCCGCGCACGCCCGCGCGATGTCCTCTACCCATGCCCTTTCCGGCACGATCTTTCCCTTCCGGTTGCCCGTCTCCGCGCCGATGATCACCCAGTTGTAATAGTGCTTCAGCTCCGCGATGTCCTCTTCCGGCATCGGCGCGAGCAGCGGCTCCACGCTCAGGAACGTGTTGAGAATCCACGGCATTTCCACGCCGCCGCCCGGCGTGTACGTCTTCCCGAACCACATCTCCGCCGCGTTCTTCGGCCGGATGTGCGCCGGGGCCCAGTCGCCCGCCTCGCGGTACCTGTCCGGGTTTTTCGTCAGGAACAGATAGCGGTGCTGCGGCGCCGCCCGGCAGGCGTCCATGACCTCCCGAATCCATCCGTCCGGCACCCACGCGCCGAACAGGTCCGCCATGCTGCACACGAACACCGTGCGCGGCTTCTTCCACCTCTGAGGCACCCCCAGCAGATCGCGGTGAAGCGTCGGCTGAAATCCCCACGGGTAAGGCGCTTTCTGCATGTGCATGACCTGCTTCACCGGGTCGAAGCGCAGGTTGATCGGCGGCGTCTTCGCGTCGATCTCGAAGATCGCTTCCCCGCGTGGGCTGTCCGGGTTCCCCCGCCGCCATGTCGCCTGGTGATACATGCCGTAAGTGCTTTCCGCGTCGCATCCCCCGAACCGCTCCGCGATTCGCCGCGCGTAGCAGTATTCGCACCCGTGCAGGCACCCCGTCACCGGATTCCACGTCGCGTCCGCCCAGTCGATTTTCGTCTTCGCGCCCATGCTTCATTCCGCCTTCCTTTCCCAGTTGTGTCCCCGTACCCGCTCGTCATATTCCGCAAATGTTCTGGCGCTCATAAACGCCGCTTTCTGGTTGACCCATCGCGCGAGACGCCTGCTTTCCCTGCTCGGTTCTCCGCCGTCCAGCGGCCTGTATGGCTGTGCAAACGGCTGAAGCCCGGCTTCCCGCAGGGCGATTGCCCGTCTCTCGGCAGAATCCGTCTCCCGCACCAGCAGATAGACAAAGATTCGTCCAGGGTTTATGCCCGATTTTTCAAGCATCTGCGCCTTTTCCAGCACTACGCCCAGCATGTCGTCCGTGTCGCAGCTCATCCTAACAAACCTGATCCATTTCAGTCTGCCAATGATCTCCGCGATTTCTGGCGTAATCAGGCGCGCGTCCAATCCCTGGTTGAAGTCGATTCGGACATCCTCGCCAATCATGTCCTCCATCTGGCTTATGCCATGCGGACAGGCCAGCACGTTATTATCCATGAAAACCATGTCCCTGCTGTCTTCCCGCCTGATCTCCCTCCATGTGGCGTATGGCCTGATCCTGCCCTCCTTCCTCGGAACCACGCACCATGGGCAGGCTCTCACGCATCCGCGCGTCAGGAATCCGATTGCGTACCGTATCTTCGGATAGATCGTGTAGTCCGGCTTCATGCCGTCTACCTCGGGCGGCAGTTCGTTGTACAGGCCGTACCCCGTCCCGCCCCTGATCGCGTCCTCCGGCAGGTATGGACATTCCTCCGTCCATGTGAAGACCTTTGAACTGTACACGCGGTCATATCCGCCGGCGATCGGCGTCCACCATTCCACTTCGTCCCCCTGCGCCTTGTGCCAAGCGGAAATCTTCATCAGCGCGAGATTCGGAAAGCCCGTCCTGTCGCTGTCGTGCAGACCGATTTTCATTCCGCCTTCCTCTCCCTCATCGCCTTCAGCTCGTTCTCCGCTTCCTTCCTGCTTCCGAACGGGGTCTTCCCCCGCAGCTCGTCCCGCAGGAACGCGTACCGCCCCACGTCCAGCGCCGTCCTGACGCCCGCCTCCTGCCAGTCGTCAAGCAGCCGCGCAACGTAGGCCCGCGGGTTTCCCGCGCCGTCCTCCGCCGCGAAGCGGATCGCCTCCTCGACCACGCCGGTCTCCATGCCGCGCCCCTTAAAGGCCGCCAGCACCGCGTCCGCCTCCGCCGGAATCACCCGCCCGAAGCATTGCCGGAACGCCTCGCGCACGCGCGCCCCTTCCTCCTCCTCTTCTTCGTTCCCGTCTTCCCGTTTATGTTCGTTCTCCGTATAGTTTATATATATGTCCCCCCTGTTGCCCCCGAGGTTACCCCCGAAGTTACCCCTGTCCTTACCCCCGTAGTTACCCCCGGAGTTATCCGAAAATTCCGTATTACCTTCCTCCCCGTCCCGCTCCGCGCCGCTGGGCGCGTATACCGGGCAGAAGTAGTTCATCCGGTACTGCGGGGCCTTCTTGTTCTTCTCACCCGGAATGTACTCGATCAGCCCCCGCTGCTTGAGCCCGTTCCGCGCCGCCGATACCGTGTCAAACTTGAACGGACAGTACAGGAGCAGCCGGTCATTGGGGACGCGGATGAACTCCTCCGGCCAGACGTTGCCCTGCGCCCGCTGATTCATGATGTGCATCAGCGCGTACCACAAAAGCCTTTCGCTCGGCGAGAGCCCTTCATCTACTGCGTATTCCATGAACCGTATGTGTTCCCGCACAAAATTCACAATCGGCATATCCTTGTTCCGCCTTCGCTTATTTGTACCTCTCCATGCTCTTCTTCGCGTCGAACCCGTCCGGGTACCGCGCCCTCAGCTTCCCGATGTTCCCCTCCATCGCCTCTTCCAGCCGGGAGCCGCACCACCTTCTGAGGAACCGGTCGCACATCAGCAGGATCACCGTCACCTGTCGCTCCGCACCCGCCTTCAGCGCCCAC